TTCCATGCCATTGTACTTGCATTGATTACAGAGGAGGAGTAATAAACCGGCTCAGAACCAGCCCCATGATGAACCCCCTCGACCAACAAGACACAAGGGTATATTCGATAGTCAATATTACCCTGCCGTCTGGGCTGGGAAACAAGATTGAGTTGCTCCCCTACGCTCAATATTAACATCATCTTCGACTCTTCCCCACTATTAAGGAATGTTTTATAAGATGGGTCACTTTCTAATTTTGAAATATCGATCAGTCCTTTCATTGTCTTTCCTCAATTTTATTTTACATCAATTTCTCTTACCAACTTGATGTCTTCTAATTCCTGCAACTTTTTCTTATTTTTACTTATCCGGGCGGCCCTGATAGGATCATCCACAGCTGCATTGCAATCAGAGTTAAATTGTAATTCCCCATTTACTATTTCTACAGGGGGGATTTCTACTTGGATCATCATTTTATTTCTCCCATCCTTCATCGAAAAATTTGCCTTCCATAGCAATATCTTCGATCTTTACTCTTTCAACTCCGCCTAGAATAATAAACTCTTTCTCCCTTACATGGGATAGAGTAACCCCCGACATTAAATCTTTATGGACAATAACATGAGAACGAGGAACTTTTTTCCGAATAACCACCCCGTCAACATCTCCTAAAGCGAATTCCTGAGCAATTCCCAAATCAGAACTATATCCGGACAACCCCCGATCTTTAAAAGGAATAGATTTTGGTTTTGATTCTCTTAAAATCCCGGTCCATTGTCTTCCTGTCCTTCCATCGGTCCCCCGGTATACAGTTACAGATTCAATATTATTGAACTCCATATAAGCTTGATTGAAAGCTCTTAAACGGATATATTCTCCCTCTTTGATGAAGTGTTTATACTCTTTATAGTAACTAATATTATTAAACCCGGAACGAATAGAAAAATCATTCCAAGAAAGGGTCTTTTCCATATCTGTAGCAACGGCCCGAAGAAACATAGGGTGATCAAAGTTAGTATCATCTTGCCATTGATGAAGAGCATTAAACCCATTCGGGAAGTAAGTTTGAAATTTCTTTTGAAGTATCTCAGTAAACTTGGGAGAATAAGATCCTTCTACCCCAGAAGAACCTGTTTTTAGAATATCCTCTTGTTTTTTCATAAAATCCAGGAATCAAGCCTTCTGTTGGATATAATAGTCCTTCCATGTTGGGTCTTTAATCATATTAACCACTGGATCTACAATAACAGGTTCTTCTTTATCCTTTGGAATATGGGGCAATGCAACACATCTGCATTGAGGATGAACAGGAATCAAATTTTCAGCTTCATCCACTGAGAATATTTTCTTATCCAAGGGGGAACACCTCTTACATACTCGGTCATCCCCAGCGGTCAAATACTCCACCTGGATCTTTATACCCATAACCCCGGCTGCTCGGTATTCCCCAATATTTGCGGAATGATGAGCTCTTATGGTTTCAGTCCTAGCCAATACCTCGGCCCTTCGTTGGCTGTCAATTTTTCTTCCGAGACTATCAGTAATCTCTAAACTTTCCCCTCGACCGGTAATTGTCTTATCCAACAATTTAGCCAACTCAATAGGATGTTTGCCGGCAGCCATCCCCATAGCCAATACGTCAGATACAGCCGATTCCATTTCTCCGGTAATGGACTTAAGCGAAGAATACGCTCTGGTATAAATCAATCCAACTCGATCAGCATGGACCATTGAATTAAAAGCAACTTGGATAGGATTTCCCCCCAAGGAACCATCATCAATTTCAACTCCCTGTTTCTTTAATTCTTGCCGGGATCTTTTTATCCCTTGTTGATAAGCAGAATCAATATAGGTTTTCATCCAACTGTCTCGAGCTTCAGTCGGAGAAGATACCAGGGAATCCCTTACAATCTGTATTCCAGACTTTGCATTGCTGAGAATGTACTCGTTATTCTTCCCGTGTAACCAATTAACAAAGGCCTCAATCTTTTGGTCAGATCGAGGGAAATTGAACTGCTTAGCAGACAACCCTGCAGCATTGAACATTAGCCGATTGGTTTCAGTAAGGGCCAATACATCCAAATCGATGAGTGCTTCCTTTATATCCTTCATCAGTTGAGCAAACTTCGACCTCATAGCCGCAACAAACCGTTGACGGGTCGTTATGGTCCGTGTAGGATCGACTGCATTGATAAATAGAAAAATTGGACCACCCACTTATTCCACCTGACCTTTAGTAATTGTTACAGGGAGAAACCAAGTATAATCAGCACTACCACCGTCTGGGGTATGTTGTATCTCCAGATAGGCATTGCCTTGATAAGTTATATCAACCGTGCTCAATCCTGAAGTCAAAATAGCAACGATCCCGGAGCCCCAATTTGCCCCTTCTTCATCCGGATCCTGATCAACTACATCGGTATACCGGGTCTTATGATTAAGGGATACCAAGGCCGATTTCACAGCATCAGCAGAATCGATAGAAACGGCAGATCCATTAATTAATAATCTAACCGTTATCAAGGAATTGTCACCTGTTATTATTTCGGGGCGGCTCATTTTTTATATATTCCATTTAGGAGTTTTTATGGTCTTGTCAGAAATGAAAGATAACTGCCGGTCAATTCGATGAAGATTATAATAAATATTTACCATAAAATTGAGAACCTGTCGATTCAAAGAATGGGTAGGGCTATGTAAATCCACAGAAAAATCAAAGGAAGTATTAAGAAATTGATCGGTAAAAGTAAAAGAATCTGTCGTGGATACCAAACGGGAAGCAAGAACATTTAACTCATCAATCAAAGAGATCGTATCGATCAAGTTAACTAAATGAGGAACATCAACAATTAAACTATCAGAAAAAGAAAAAGAATCAATTATCTCGGAACCATTCCCGATTACTGCTACTAAATCTTCCACCAAAGAAAAAGAATCGATCAAATTGACTAAACTGGAATGGATAGCGCTTAATTCTTCGGCCAGCAATAAAGTATCGTTTGCTGATAGAACTTTATTTGCTAATACTCCTAAGTCTTCTGTCAAAAGCAGAGAGTTATTCAAATTAGTTGTTTGCCCAGAATCCGGGATTGATACATCTTCCGTCAAGGATAAACTATCCAGAATGGAAACAAACTTGGTAAGGTGAAGATCCAAATTTTCAACAAGGGTCAAAACATCGGGGACCGTAACAAGCTTTCCGGCCAATGATACCAGGGATTCCCCGAAAGACAAACCATCAACAGGGGATGAAGAAGCAGATAGAAGCGATAATAACTGTTCCGATAAAGATAGGGTTTCCTGTTGAATAAGAGATAGATCGATTATTTCGGAATCATTAAACCCCATGGAGTTTGATATATCCAAGGATAAATGAGCTCTTGGAGTAACTTGGTCGGTAAGAAGGAAATCATCTGAAGGAGTAGAAACTAAATGACGATTAACAAGGACCCCATCAGTAAAAGTAATGGCATCCGTGACATCCAAGAGCCGAGTAACAATCAGATCGAGGGAATCAATAAAAGAAAAGGAATCCGTACTCTCCAAGATCTTGTGAGACAAACTGCTTAACTGATCCACCCAAGACAAACCCTCGATTATTGTCTGGATCTTATGGGCAATAGAGCTAAGAGAATCAGACAAAGAAAAACTATCGATGGTTTCTTGGATCTTATGGGCAATAGGATTAAGAGTATCAGACAAAGAAAAACTATCGGTGGTTTCTTGGTTTTTATGAGCTATGGGGGCAATTGAATCGGACCAAGACAAACTATCAATGGTTTCTTGGTTTTTATGAGCGATTGGATTTACAGTTTCTGACCAAGAATAATTATCAGTCATCCCCTGAAGCTTATGGGCAATGGAGTTGATAGACTCCGACCAGGACAAACTATCTATTATGGTCGCTGTCTTCCTAATTACAGAGACGATTTCATCCGTTAAAGTTAAGGTGTCAGAAATGATGGATTTTTTAGCTAAAATCGTTACAAGGCTTTCAGAAAGGGAAAGCGTATTTGAAACCGGTAGAAATCGCCCTATATTGTTTTGATAGGAGCTGGTTATGGTAAGAGAATCACTAACTGATACCGATTGAGAGGGGAAATTTAAAGCAATAACAGGGGCTGATTGGGTGTAACTATTAAAATCAGCGTCAGCCGCATTGGTATTTACAATCTTTAAGGAAATGGTATCAGATATGACCAATGAACCTTTAATAATCTGGAATGAATATAAGACCTCCATCCCATTATTATTTAAGTCAGCAGTATTGCCCCCAGCAATACCATCTACTTCATCGAATCCCTCATTGGTTGTATCAAAAGTAAAAGATGTTATTCGCTGGGTAGTGCTTGACCCATCTGTTATATTGGCGGTCGCTTTCGACTGAACAACAGCCGAAGAAGCAGTAACAGCAACCCAAGACCCCGAATTAACCTTGTAGTATAAATGAGCTTTGGTATTGGAAGAGGTATTCCCTGACGTTTCAGCAAGTCCCTGTCGGAAAAAATAAGTAACCCCTGTTGTCAAAGTAGGATTTTGATTGGAGTTCCCTATTTTAACAGAACCGGTTTGTGTTCCATCATTGTAAAAAGCCCAATCGCTTGCTTGTAGAGTTGGTGGAGTAGTGGCAAGGGCTAAAGGTCCCTCGTACCAATACCCTTCAGCGGACGTTTCCACATATCGCCGCTTTTGAGGATCCCAGATTGATTCACTCCGGGTATTAATCCAAGTTCTCTGCTGCACGATCCAACTTAACCCTTTCAAAAACTTCGGAAAATGTCTTATTACTTACGATCTGACCAACACAAAACCCCTTTATTTCCCCTAAACGATGGACAAGGGAATCAATGATATCATTTTCATGAGCCGGAACCCAATACCCGTCTTTTACCATCATATAATAAGGAGCACTGTATATGATGACATAACGATTATCCCACTCCTTTTGAAGGATAGCAATCACTCCAAAGCCAGGTGCTTCAGATGGGAGGCTAGAATAGGTACTCCCATCTGCGTAGTAAATCCGATAACCCATTACGCATTGACCGTGTAGGTGATATCCAGGGTTTCCCCTTGGGCCAGAGTCTTCGTGATATCATTATCGGAAAAAAGAACACCATCTCCCGTTGCGGTATCACCTTTGTCGTCAATCGTTGCTGCGGCAGATGGACTTCCAACAAGACCAATACCAGTAGCAGTAATACCGCCAGTGGATGCCGTAATTGTTGCGGGAGTACCATTTGTTATTGATTGAGAACCAGCAGCACCTTCATCCCAGGCTTGCCGATTTGCTTCATCGTAGTTCGATGATTCAGTTCTGTTCGGAGTAGCATAGGTATTCCCCGCAGCAGCAGAACCAGATGTATAAATCCTGAAGTACCAGGCAGCAGGAGCAGTATCACCACCCAAAGCATAGTTCAAAGCAGCGTTTTTTCCTTCATTGGTAATGAGATTTGGTACCTCTTCCACACTCAGGACTTTTCCATTGATATCTTTATGTACCAAAGTATATACACCAGCCCAACCTAACTTATTTGTTTTCATTGCTTGTACCCTTTATAAATTTTCTGTTTCATCATCCCCAGAACCATCAGGTTCAGTAGGAATAATATCTTTGGAGGCCTCAAGAATACGTTCAACTTTATCCGGGGGTAACTCCATAATTTCTTCCAAGAATGCTTTAAAAGAAAGGATCAATTGAGTATCAGGGGAAGCCGTGTATTTTGCAATAGCTTCTGACCGAATCCGACCGATCTCAGACTTATCCTTGTCTGAAGGAGCAGACAAATCAGGCCACTCGACCACATAACCATCTTCAGGTAATTGCAAAACCCCAACTTCCCCTAATTTATCGATCAAAGGACGAATGATAGTTGGTTCATTAAAATGGGTCCGTCTATGATCCATTTTCTTATCCCAGACTTTTGCATCCTGGTCCGAACTCAATTCTCCTCTCTCACTTCCTTCTAAGATCCTTTTTGGAATACCGCTTGCAATAGAGATCATGGTCATCTGCACATCAACATGACTCTTTGGATCAGAAACAGTCGGGGCTAAATTCTTAACATCCATCCCCGAGAGCTTCATATACCTCTCCATCTTATGGACGTAGTTTTCGATTTCTGTCTGGAAAGCAGCAACGGTAGGAGAAGTAGGGTCGATGTCTTCATCCATAATGAAAGCAAGCCCCGGGAAAGCACCTTGCCAAAACATTTCGGCAGAACCACCAACTATAAGTTCCAAGTTAAGCAGTCGATGAAAAACTTTTTCCAAACGGGGAAGACCATATATATTAGACTCGACCAAATTATCAGCAATATGAATAATCCGAGAATAATGAACAAGGGTTTCAACATAGGAACTAGTACCCGGAGCAGTTTCAATACGAAGTCCATAAATAAGTGGTTGTCCGAATCGAGGACTTTTTTGATCAGTATCAAAGGTTTTGATAGCGGCATTATCTTCAGAATATGGTTGGAGATATAAGAGATTGGAAGCACTTACAATAGGCTCATTCAAGTTTGCAGAATCATCGAAGCCTAAAAGAAGAACACCATACCTTCCAATTCCGGAGACCAAATCTGCCCGAGCCAAGATACTGTTGATATGAAGTTTTTTCTCTAAGTCATCCCAGGCATATCGAAAAGTATCTTCCGGATCATCCCATGCATGAATGATCGGGGATTCCGACCAAGAATCATCAACGGGCTTACTTAATATCCGGTTAGCAACATCATGCCGGCGAAATTTATAGTAATAATCAGCATAAGTGATAGCATCTAATCTAGGATAACCAAGGGCCGTTGAAACATCCCGAGCCCCGTCAAAAGTAGTGGTCCCCCCATAAGTGGAACGGGAAGTCAAAATAGTATTAAGCAACATCCGTTGTAAAGTACTGACATCCGTTGTCTTTTTTTGGGAAACATTATATTTTTTCGATCTTCGTCGCATGGGATCACCACGTTAAAACTTTCTTATGAGAATCTGCGGGAAACATTGCCATGACACAAGCATCAGCAAGGTTCGGGGAACGAGTACCGGGGGGTTTTTTATTGATCACAATCTTTCCCGTACCGTCAGGGGCATAGGTAGGTTGACTTAACTCATTGACAAGTTGATCCAAAAAAGGTAAATCAGACGGAATACTTATTAATTCATTATAATCGAAAATTTCACCTTTGTTAATCATTTTATATGTTTTTTCAAATCTATTTCTAATTGACCACCAACCTTGAGCTTTTAGATTCTTGAAGAAGTCTTTATTTATGGGGGATTCTTTATCCCCTTCAATAATATGCTTCTCTGGATATAAAACTCCTTTAGAAGCGTTCCACTTCTGAATATGTAGATTTTTTGGTAAAAGATCGGCCTCTAATAATCGATTAGTTTCAGACTTGACCCCAGCACCAACCCCAATACAATCGTACTGGAAACTCTTTATCTTCAATAACTTACAATGAACAATTGATCTTCTCGTTGCTTCTCCTGTATCCCCTACATACCACTGATCAGCAAAAGTCACAACCGACCCCTTTCTTGCAATAAAAGAATGGGCATCCCCACCTTCGTCGAAAGGATCCAGGGCCGCGTATTCTTTCCCTTCAGCTTCAAACCCCAACCTTTTATGAGCATCAATAGCTGCTTTAACCCAATGACCCTGAATCAAAGTTCCAGCGACAGCCGAGGAGTAGTCCCGGTCAACTTCCTGGCGGAATAGTGTTACTAGACCTTCCCTTTCAGCTTTTTGCAATCGAGAATCATACCATTCTTGAGTTTTCAGTGGATGGTCTCGCCAATCCAGGATAAAAACCCTCGTTACCCCTTTAGGAATTTCCGTATCCCCAGGAGTCCAAACATAACCGCTCATCCGCCGACGATAAAAGATGTTATTGGGACCATTAACAGAAGAAAAGTCAATCTGAATATTGGTATTATCACCCAAGGCTGCTTCTATCCTTTCCGGTTGTTCATAGTGAGCAGACTCATCCTTAAAATAAATTAATTTTCTACCACCACGACCAATATCTTTACCGACTTCCCCCGTGATTGTAGAACCAGTCTCAGGGTTAACCACCTTCATGTAGTTACAATGCTTATCGTAATTAAACCCCAATGGAAGAAGAAAAGTTGGGATATAACGAAGGATAATTCGGATCTTTTCAAAGATAGAATCAGGATTGCCTAATTGATCAACAAAAATTTCTTTACGGGAACCCCAACCAATAGCAGCACCAGGGTGGAATAGAAACAACCAAACAGAAAAGGCACAGCAAACCCAAGTAGCCCCCATATCCCGAGATTTCTCAACTAATCCGCAGACAACATCATTAAGACAACCAACAAGGAACTCAACTAAATCAACTTGTCGAGGAAATAGAATGAAGGGGAGAGTAGTAGGTAAAAGATTAGAAGTTGTATTACGAGGGTCATAGGTAATACACCAATCCAGGATGAATTCAACAGGTCGATCTTTATAATAGACCTTGGCTCCTTTTTGAAGAACAGGATCCGCCAATAAGGCTTTAAATCGACGGATCCTTTCATTGAAAATAGCCGTATAGGGATTATATGGCCAGATATCATCTGTGATTAAATCCATTTATTCCACAATTTCTGAGGGCCAAACGGAACCCCCTTCCAGAACTTTCTGTTGGGCTAGAAGTTCCTTCATCTCATATAAAGCCCCGAGTTTTTCGGTAAGATCAATAATGGCATCATTGCAGGCAACCATGGAGGGGTCCAACTTTTGCACACAGAGAAAATTACGAAGAACTCCACACTCTAAGTGCTTCTTATCCAACATCCTGATTAACTTCTTAGAAAACTCTTGTTCCATGTTATTCTCCTACGGACCGAATTAATTCTGAATAACGTTGAGCCGCTTCTTTGGGGTCCATGTCATTATCCAGAGTAGCATGTACTCCAGCGAAAATAACCTTCTCCGGAGCGTTCATATTTTTCATTCTTTCCAATCGACCAAGGGCAGCCGACTTATCCCATAGTTTAAGTTTGCATCTTTTATTACCATTCTCTAAGTAAGTAATTTCGATACTGCTGATTGCAGCAGTCATCGACCGAGGAAGTTCTTTCAATTTGGCTGGATCGATCCCTCCTTCTTCATCCAGGTAATCAACAATATCTGAAAAGGCAATTGACTGTTCTTCTTGCCAAATGCGGTCGGCACTTTGGGCAAAACGTTCTACCAGGATTCGGTCCCATTTGCGGAGGAATGGCAAGATTTTTTTATGCTGAGCCAATCGACCCCCAGAGACTGAAGCACCAGCGTTTGTCAATGGAATCGGAGAAGCAAACTTAGCACAATCTCCCCAAGTCCAACCTCTTAAATCTCGGAGCCCATAACCAATGATAAATTTCTGCTGTTTCACAGTGAGAGCCAGGAATTCGGGGTCATCCCGGAAGGGAGAACTGTCCCATAGTTCCTTGATAACTCCCGGTGTGTTTTGTTCCATTATTTCGGCAAATGACATTCCCATCTCTACAACCTCATAATTTTACTGAGAAATAATTCCTCATAATTTTACTGAGAAATAATTCCTCATAATTTTATATCCATATAATAATATTTATTTACTGTTTTGTAACTCTCTTTTTTACCAGGTTGTCCAACCCATACCACAACCCGGGACATTGGGACAGAGTCGGGACAGCATTTGGACAGTTCTTTTTTTAATAATATCATATATTTATTTAACTGTCCCAACTGTCCCGACTTGAAAATGGGTTGTAATCAAATGACCATTTTACGGCTAAATAATTTACTCATCGAAAAGTATTATACGGCTAGCCGTACCGTACCAAAAACTACCAAAAGAAATACCCTGGCGGGACAGGCAGGACAGTCGGGACAGACCTCGATAGATTATTGATATCATTGAAAAAACCCTGTCCTTATACCACATCTTAGACTCAGTTTGGGGGCGGGCCAGTCGGGACACGACCATTTAGAAGGGTTCTTTTAGATGAATTTCGTAATCGTCCAATAAGTCAATCTCACGATCGGAATCGGACAGTCGATCAATAATGTCGGGATCTTCCCATTCAACATCATACTCTTCAGAGAAATATTCCCGGCAAGCCTCAAGAGATGGTACTTTTATGGCATATATCCTCTCTCGAGCCCCATCAATCAGAGGACCAAATCTTTTTCTTATTTTTTCATGAAGTAAATATTTCCCCAAATCCCGACTGAAATCTATATATGAATCCTTATAGTTATACCTTTGTCGATTACAAAAAGACTCGAAATATTCATATAATTTATCTTTAAGAACATATGTCTTCCAGCCCTTATGTATTGGGTGTAAAGTACCTCTGACCAAAAGGTTATGGACAAATCTTTTTATAGGAGAATTTTCCCGAGTATACTGATCGAAACCGGCCGCTGTTTTAGGGGATTGAATCAAGTCTTCCATAGTCCATGGAAGGTGCAAAAGATCATAGAGCATTGCCTGATAACCCCCATTATCCATTTGCTCTTGTATCCGCTTGAAATGTTTGATATCATTGATATAAGTATCATCTACATCGAACACCACGAACCGGCGATCATGATCTTGAATAGGAACAACCCATTTCTCATTCGAATTCATCCATATATTTAAGTGGTTAGCAATGGTTATAATTTCAATCCCTTTCTTTTCGATCGATAAAGTATGAGAGGTTATTCGGTCCTTTAATTTCCCCACTTGACTTCGATCACCAGCCCACATTGCTTCTTCGAGGGCCAAGAAGATAACATTGGAAACAGCATTATTGAACCGTCCTATAAGATGTTGAATATCGTCGGTTTTATAGTAATGCCTCCCGAATAAATACCCAATAACCCTTCGAGCGAAAGACTTTCCTGTACCGGGTTTCCCCCGGAACACCAGAACTTTACCCGGTTTTCTTCCCCCCGGATCCTGGAACATTCGAGCCAGCCATTTAAGAATGTAATCCCCATACCCAGGAGCTAATACTTTAGTTAAATGGTTCCGAAATAGACTCCAATCTCCTTCCTTCGGGTTAACAGTAAAACCCCTCCACATATTATATGGACCATTTTCTCCATGTTCAAATCCTGTCTGCGGAGGGAGAGATGGATCAAAGATAA